CCTATATATACAGGATTAATAAAATACTTTCCTAAAGCTCTAGCTGAAGTAGCTAAGGTTTCATATATAGGAAATCAACAGCATCATCCAGATAAACCTCTACATTGGGATAGATCTAAAAGTACAGATGAATTAGATGCTCTTACCAGGCATTTATTTGAAGCAGGTAAAATAGATACTGATGGTCAGCTTCACTCAGCAAAGGTGGCGTGGAGAGCATTAGCAAATTTAGAAAAAGAAATAGAGAATGATATACAATAAAGATTGTATGAATAGCATTGTTTGTAAAATATTTAATTAATTTCGTTATATTTTTGATTAATCAAAGTTTTTCAAAATATGAAAGTAGAAAATAGAGGAGGCAAAAGAAAAGGTGCTGGTAGAAAACCTAAATCAGAAGAGCTAAATCTTATAGAGAAATTAACTCCTTTAGAACCTTTAGCATTTGAAGCATTAGAGGCAGGATTAAAAAAAGGAGATTATAAGTATGTTCAGCTCTTTTATAATTATTATGCAGGTAGGCCCAAAGAAACTAAGGACATACATATAAACGAAGATCTGCCTATATTTATTGATTAATGCAAATACAAAAAACCTTAGCATTAGATAAACTAAGAAATCTAGATAAGAGAATAAAGATAATTAGGGGAGGATCTTCAGCAGGTAAAACAATAGCAATACTTCTTATATTAATTGACTATGCAATAAGGAATCCAGGATCTGAGATTAGTGTGGTATCTGAGAGTGTACCTCATTTGCGTAGAGGAGCTTTAAAGGACTTTCTAAACATCCTTAAAGCCTTGAATAGATATGATGAGAGAAAGTACAATAGAAGTACCTTAAAATACGAATTTCATAATGGTAGTTACTTAGAGTTCTTTAGTACAGATCAGCCTGATAAACTCAGAGGAGCTAGGAGATCTGATCTATTCTTAAATGAGTGTAACAATGTAAACTTTGATAGTTATCAGCAATTAGCTATAAGAACATCTAATAATATTTGGTTAGATTATAATCCAACTAATTTATTCTGGGTAGATAAAGAATTAATAGGCCAAGAAGATACAGATTTCCTTACTCTTACTTATAAGGATAATGATAGCCTCCCTGAAACAATAGTAAGAGAAATAGAGAAGGCTAAGTATAAAGCTAATACTTCTACATATTGGTCTAATTGGTGGAAGGTATATGGACTTGGAGAGATAGGTAGTTTAGAAGGAGCTTGTATTCCTGATTGGAAATCAATAGATAAAATACCAACTGATGCTAGAATACTTTGTGCTGGATTAGATCTAGGCTATTCTGTAGATCCTTCTGTTATTATAAACCTCTACAAATGGAATGATGCTTATATCTTTGATGAGATCCTATATCGTAAAGGAATGTTAAATAGAGATCTAAGTTATTTCATTAGACAAAACAATATAAGCTATAATATATATGCTGATTCTGCTGAACCTAAATCTATCCAGGAGCTGAGAAACTATGGGCATAAAGTATTTCCTGTTACTAAGGGTAGAGATTCAGTTGTATATGGTCTTAACCTAATAAACCAAAATGAGATCTATATTACTTCAAGATCTAAGAATCTAATAAGAGAGCTACAAGGATATGTATGGGATAAAGATAAAGAAGGCAATAACCTCCAGAAACCTACAGGCCTTCATCCTGATTGTATTGATGCTTGTAGGTATGCTTTAATGATGGAATTAAAGAATCCTAACAGAGGTAGATACATAATAAATTAAAAGTTTTCAAGTTTTTTGTTGATATATCCAATATTTAGTTGTAGATTTGAGTATTATTAATTTAAAACCAAACAAATGAAAGCAAGTGAAGTAAATAAAAACTTAATAGGTAAAAGAGTAAAATGTGTAAACACAGGAGCAGAGATAGAAGGTATTATTGTAGGTGTATATGAAGATGATGAGTTTATAGGAGTTAATATAGATCACGAGCCTGTACAATGGGGAGAAGATGTTTATACCTCATTATGTTCTAGAGCTAGAAAGCCATCTCCTTTTTTTCCTGAAGGATCTGAAGGTAATCTTAAATATACAAAATTAATATAATGGCAATAAAAGCTACAGTTAAATTTATGAATAACCAGGCTAGGCCTGTTTATGTAAATAGAGAATTTAAAGATAAAAAGCATATTGATAATTTTATTAATTATGCCCTCACTAATTGGGATAATATAACAGTATTAGATGAAGTGTTTTATGAAAAAGATTAAATTTATATCAAAAATGATTGGAGAGTTCTTGTTTGTTCTCTCCATCTTTTTTCTATATTGGATAACTATGGTTATCTACTATGGATAAAATTTATTAACTTTAAGTATGCCAATAGACAAAGTAACCAACTTAAAGGATCTTGAGTATTATAATAATATGCAGCTCTGCTCAAGCCTGGTTAAAAAATGGAGAAAGCTAAAGCCTAATAATAAAGAGCTTAAAAGTTTTGATCAGAACTTATTAGAGGTTACCCTTTATGTAGTAGAGATCCAAAGAGATATAGCTTTCCATAAAGAGGCTATAAGTGATTATAGACAAAGAGCTAATCAGGCCCAGCTAGATCTAAGAGAACTAAAAGATAAACATCAAGAACTAAAAGATAAATATGAAAAACTATTAAAAGATTATAAGCAAAATTTCTAAACCACTTTTATTCATAGTTTGTTTAGGTTAGTTTGTTTGGTTAGTAGGCAGAGGTACAATTTCTGAGTGGTTTATGTATCTTTAGCCTACTTTTTTTTTTTAAGTAAAATGTTCAATTAAATTCGTTATAATAATATGAAAATAAAATTAGATATTCCTGGAAGTATGGATGATGTTTCTCTAAGAGATTATAAACACTTTTTAAAGATCCAGGAAAAAAATGATGATCCTAAATTTATAAGAGCTAAAATGCTTGAGATCTTTTGTAAGGTATCATTAAAAGAAGTATATAGAATGAAGTATAAAGATTCAGAAGAGGTAGCCTCCATATTAGATAAAACCTTTAATGATAAGCCTTCTTTAGTAAGGAAATTTAAACTAGGAGAAACTCAATATGGTTTCCATCCTTCGTTAGATGATATGACATTAGGAGAGTATATAGATCTAGATACATATATTGGAGATTGGGATAATATTGAAAAAGCAATGAATGTACTATACAGGCCCATCCTTACAAGTATAGGAGAGAAGTATGCTATTGATGAGTACAATGTAGAGAATGATAAGTATTTATTAGATATGCCTATGAGTGCTGTTACTTCATCAATTTTTTTTTTGATGAAACTAGGTCTGGATTTATCAAATCATATCCTGAAATCTTTGGAGGAGGGGGATCAGAGGGAGATTTATCAGCAGTATCTAACTTTGGAAAAAAATGGGGATGGTATAATGCGATTTGGGAATTATGTGGATCAGACATTACAAAAATTGAACATATCACTAAATTAAATGTTCATAAATGTTTTACCTGGTTATCTTATATGAAGGATAAAAATGAGTTGGAGGCACAAGAAATTAAAAAGAAAATTAAATGAGTAATCAGGGAATAAGAGGATTTTACCAAATAACAAATACTTTAAAGGAGCAGCTCCTTAAAGATCAAAGTATTAATACTGTTACTACAGGAGATATATCAGATGTTAATTTAAGAAAGCAAGATATGTTTCCAATGGCTCATATTATAGTAAATAGTGTAGTAGTAGGAGAACAAACTCTGAGCTTTAATGTTAGTGTACTTGCTATGGATATTGTAAATGAATCTAAAGATTTACCAGTAGATATATTTACAGGAAATAATAATCTTCAAGATATACTAAATACTCAATTAGGAGTATTAAATAAACTAATACAATTATTAAGAAGAGGATCATTACATACTGAGCAATATCAGTTAGATTCAGATCCAACTCTAGAACCTTTTTATGATAGGTTTGAAAATCAATTAGCTGGATTTACAGCTACAATGGATATTACTATTTATAACGATATAACTATATGCTAAAATGAATGTAAGCGAGAACACAAAATTAACACTTGATTTAAAAACAATAGGAGTAATTGTATTTTTTACAATATCTCTTGCAGCCACTTATTTTACTTTATCATCTTCAGTTGCTCAAAATTCAGAAGATGTAGAGGACTTAAAAACAAACTCTGTAAATCCTGTTGAGTTTCAATATAAAGATGAGTTGGTTCGTTCAACTGTGCAAAGATTAGAAGAAAAACAAGATGTATTGTCAAAGGACATACACGAAATAAAAGAAAACTTACAGAAAATAGATGATAGATTATATGAATTAAGTAGAAAGTAAAATGAAAAAAATAATACTTATAATATCAATCTTAATAAGTGGCTATTCTTATAGTCAAGATTTTAAAGATGATATTAGTATAGTACAATTCTCAGCAGGATTTGTAAAAGATTCTGAAATAAAATTAACTCCTTTTAAAGTATATAATATATACTATTTTAAAATGGAGGATAAAGGAGTAATATTTAAAGAAGAAAAGATTAAGTATTTACCTACTATAATACTGTATCATAATGGTAAAGAAATAACAAGAGTAGAAAGTGGTATTGATCTTAAACTTCCTGAAAATTGCATAGAAGTAATTAACAAACATATAGACAAACTAATAGAGGACAAATTTTGATTATGAAAAAACTAATAACAATATTATTAATATTATTAACAACAAATGTTAATGGCCAAGTATTTAAGAAAATATATGATGAGGTATTTAAGTATTCTACTATTTATGTAGCTGGAGATATTAAGGAGGCCTATGAAAGTAAATATCCTGATTATTTTATAAGAACTAATCCTGATGATTTATATGCAGTTCCAGAAGTTATAGATGAAACAGTATATCATCCTTTTGATTATAGATTAGGATTTGGTATAAGAAGATTAGCCAGATATGATTATGAGGTTAAACAAAACTATATAGATGGATCTGAAAATATGGTAGGTATATCAGCTCCTACAGGAGCAGTAAAAGGGTTTGAGTATTTATTCCACTTTGAGAAAGAAAGAGAAAGATCTCAAGAGTTTGAAAATTCAAGATACTTTTTAAGACATACAGGGAAATATCATATCGTTAAAATAGAACAAAGAAAGCAGGGTAATGTAGATTTTGAATATCAATCTGCTGAGGTAAGATTTAAACTGCCAATAGGGAAAAAACTAAGTATATCTGTTGGAGCTATTGCTAGATCTCATCAAAAAGCCTATGGATACAATCCTATAGAGCTTTGGTTAAATGAATTAGATGATCAAGGCAATCCAGAAAACTATTGGTACACTCTAGGCTTTGAATATGGATATACTGATCATTATACATCTTATACTGATTATAGTACAGGAGATGTTTTCTATGATTGGATATGGAGAGATCCTGATGGAGAGATAGTAGCCTATGGAGATAGAGATTTTAGAGATAGAGTATTTGGAGATCTAATGAATAGATTTAATAAGGAGAAATGGGCAGAGTTAGATCCATTTATGGAGGTAGCTCCAATAGTAGGTGCTGATTTCTATCATTATAGATCTAAGTTTTGGTTACACGCTTACGCTAATTGGATTTTACCTTATCATCATTATATAAAAGGCAATGAAGATTTCTCTTATTTACATAGAAATGGATGGGGATTACAAGGACATAATCAGATGCACTCTGAAGGATCTGGGGATCAATGGAGTGATTATCAGGGAGGTTTAATATTTGGATGGAAAATTAGCAAATCATTATCCTTATTTTTTGAAGGAGAATATGTTAAATTTTGGGATAGTGAGATTTTGAATAGTAGTGTTGGAATTAATTATAAATTATGAAACTAGCTGAATTAGAAATAGTAGTAAATAAGTTTGCTAAATATGTAGTACAACAGGCTAAATCTAATCTTAGTAAAAAAGGAAAGAGAGCATCAGGTAAGCTATATAATTCTATAAAACCTAAAATAGATGTAAGGCCTGAAGGATTTTATGTTTATTTTGATATGGAAGATTATGGAGTATTCCAGGATAAGGGTGTGAGAGGTACTCAAGGACATTATGCAGATCAGAATACAGCAGGTAGCCCTTTTAAATTTGGATCAGGATCTGGGCCAAAAGGAGGGCTTACAACAGGTATTGAAAATTGGATAAAGTTAAAGAAATTTCAATTTAGAGATAAGAAAGGAAGATTTATGAGTTATCAATCTATGAGATATATAATAGTAAACAGTATATGGAGAACTGGATTAAGAGCTACTATGTTTTTTTCTAATCCTTTTGATAAAGGTATTCAAAGATTTGGAGATGAATTTCTAAATGCTTTTTTGTTAGATACTGAGAAACAAGTAATACTAGGTATAAAAAAATAAGATATGGCTACAATACTTTTAAGAAGTCCAAGATATGAAACACTAACAGCTCCATCAGGAGCAGTTTCAGCTAAGTTAGAATTAACTTTAGCAGGTGCAGGTAATCCTCAATATATTATTATTAAAGATTGTACAGCAGGTAGCCCTGTATTATTTGAGATAGCTGAATTATGTAGAGATTATTTAACTCCAGCAGTTAAGTTATCTCCTCCTGATTATCCACTAAACTCAATCACAATATCAAGAGATATAAAATTTTATCCAGAAACAAATGCTGGAGGTACTCAAATAGGCAGTACTGATACAGTAGCCCATATAGGTTTAGATGGGTATGGTACTTTTAATCAAGGATCTAATCCAACAGTTGGTACTAGAACAGTATTATTTACTCCTAATTATGCAACAAGTCCAGATACTTATGAGGTGTTCGTTCCTACAGGTGCTGAGGGAGCTGTTCAATATACTGATTCAAATGGTGCAATACAAACTCAAGATTTTTCAGGAGGAGATACTTCAGATTCAATAGAATCAACAACAGTTACTTTTAACAGAATAGATTGTACTAAATATGGAGAAGGTAGAAAGATTATATTTATAAATAGATATGGAGCATTACAGGAGCTTTGGTTTTTCTTAAAAGAAGTTAATAGAACAAATGTAAAATCAACTAATTATCAAAGAAATATAATTAGTACAACAGGTACTTATTCTAATCTTAATCATCCTATAGCAACAGTAGATAAACAAGGCCAGGTATCACACTCTTTATCATCAGGTTATTATCCTGAATATGCCAATGCTTGGTTTGAAGAATTGCTATTATCTGAGTATGTGTGGATGGTAAGGCCTCAATTTACTAATCCAGGTAGTGATGAGATAGTTCCTTTAACAGTTAAAACAAGTAATATTACTCACAAAACCTCAGTAAATGATAAACTAATACAATATACAATACAATTTGAAGAATCATTTGATTATATAAACAATGTTAGATAAATGCAAAAACTACAATTATTTATAAGTGGTACTAGAGTAGATCTCTTTAAGGATGAGAGTGTTTCTATAACTCAAACAATTCAAAACATAAAAGATATAGCTAAGATCTTTACAGAGTTTACTCAAACTTTTACAGTACCCTCATCTAAAACAAATAATAAATTATTTAAGCATTATTATAATTATGAAATTGATAATACTTTTGATGCAAGAAATAAAGTAGCAGGAGAAATTCAATTAAATAATATACCATTTAAAAAAGGATTTGTAAGGTTAGAAGGAGTAGATCTTAAAAAAAATAAACCTACAGGATATAGAATTACATTCTTTGGAGAAACAGTAAACTTAAAAGATTTACTTGGAGATGATCAATTATCTGCCTTAGATTTAAGTGCGAGTGATACTGATTATGATCATACTAATATTAGAGCTAATCTTATATCATCTTCAGGCCCTCTTATTACTCCCTTAATAACTCATACAAGACAATTATACTATGATACCTCTAAAACAGGTAATGGTAATTTAGTTTATGTAAACTCTTCAAATGCTAATGGTGTTTTCTGGTCTGATCTTAAATTTGCTCTAAGATTACACGAAATAATACTAGCAATACAAACTAAATATAGTATTACTTTTTCTAATGACTTTTTTAATACTTCTAATGCTACTTGGTATAATTTATATTTATGGTTACATAGAAAAAAAGGAGATGTAGAACCAGCTCAACAGGTTTCTATGCAATTTAGTACAGTAACAGGTTTTTCTTTAGTTAGTACTCCTCCAGCAAAAACTACTAATCCTGGAAATGGAGTTAATATATCATCTACTTATGTTACTTGGCCTAATACTATAACAGGCTTTACCATTAGTTTTATTCCATCAACTGCCTCTACAGATTATACTTTAAAGGTATTTAGAAATGGATCTTTAATTCATCAAAGGCAAGATGTGCAAGATACTCAATTAATTACTGAAAGTAATTTTACTTTATCATCAGGTACTTATACTTTTTCGGTAGGATCTGTAGATACAGTAACTTTTCCATCAGCTAGTATAAGATTCGCAATAGCAGGTAATTTAGGAGGTGCTGATGATGGTAGTGTAACATCCTGGAGTGATGAATGGAGATCTACAAGCCAAACACAAACAGGAACTACATTTGAATTTGTAATAGATGAGCAAATTCCTAAAATGAAAGTAATAGATTTTCTTACAGGTATTTTTAAAATGTTTAATCTAACTGCCTATGTAAATGAAGTAGGAACTATTATAGTACAAAAATTAGATG